AGTGAAATTGCATGCAGCGTGGATCGCCGTGTGGCTATGGTCGTGGCCGAGCCAGTACTGGCTATCGAGCAGCTTGGCGAGGTTGTCCCTGATCTTGGTGAGGGTCTGCTCCTGCGCGGTGCCGGGATAGAGCCAGACGTTGATGTTGTATTCGATCTCCCTGACCTTCGGCGGATTGATCGAGATCACGTCGGTGAGCCCCTGCCGCGACAGCGACTGGATATAGGCGCGGACGAACACCAGCTCCTCGTCGGTCGGCTTCGGTTCGTTCGGCGGCTCCTTCAGGCAGGTGATCAGGATCGTGGGATAGTAATCATGCATCACTGCCCGGATCGCGGTGACGTCACGCAGGCTCGGCAGCGCGGTGAGCGCCCAGAACTCGTAGGCCTCGGCCGTGCCGTGCGGGCTCAGTGTATTGGGCGACAACCAGATGCGCCGCCTGTAGCGGTCGTCGCTCTCGCCATCCAGTCGCGGCACGCCGCCGGGATAGCGCGAGGCGATGGCGTCGAGGTCAGTGCCGATGGCGTAGGCCAGCGTCACCGAGCGCGCCGCCTGATTGACGCGGTCGCGGATCAGAAGCTCGAAATATGAGGCGACCTCTTGGTTGATCTTGATCGGATCGAACTCAAGCTGCTCGACGTCGTACTGGGCCGCCGCTGGCGGATCGTAGAATCCCCACAGCTCCTTCAGCCGCGTCATGCGCGCGGCCAGCGTGGTCTCGACGTCGAGCTTTTCCAGCACGACCATCGGCTGCAAGTTGGCAGGCAGGATCACCGAGACGCGCTCGGTGAGCCGGTCGGTCAGCGATTGACCACCGGGTGTGCCAGAACCGCCGCCAATGATGCTGACGTCACTCATGCAACGCTCCCCGGTGGAATGGATGGTGTGATGCCGATACCGCCGGGAGGCGCGCCAGCCACAAGACCGGGGCCACGCTCCCACAAATTATAGCCGCGCGATACAAGCCCGACAGCGCGACGCACTTCCGGTTGATCGTTGCCGAGATGTCCGCGCGGACGAAAGACGCCTTCCATCGACGTCGTGAGGTGGCCGGTGCGCAATTCCTCCGGCGACGTCAGGTTCGAGCCGTCAGTGCGGGAGCCGACCCGCACGCGCTGTATCCGGTAGTTCGGCTCCCACAGATCGATGCTGGTCGAGATCGCCCAGTAGAACCGACAGATCGTCGGCTCGGTGGCGTTCTCGCCGATCATGTGCGGCACGAACGAACCGCACCACCGACGCAGCACGCGCTCGTGGTAGCGCGTCGAGAAGATCAACAGCATCGATTGGATGACATGATCCCAGCCCGTCAGCACCTTGCCGGTCTGACGGTCCATCCCGATGCGCACGGGGGACAGGACGATGCGGCCGTAGCGAAGGTCCGGCCACAGGTCCAAGGTGGGATCATAGATCGATGTGTCCACCTACGACCTCGGCATCGTCGGCTTGGTTGACGACGGCGTGGGCGGAGGTGCTGCGGTGGTCGTCGAAGCGCTCGACGTTGACCTCTCCTTGTTGGTGCCCCTCTTGCCGTTCCTGCGGCGCAGCGCCTGCTGTCGCGCCTTGAACCGCTCCGACGACGCCGGTTGACCGGCGAACACCGGGGCACCGGACTGCACGCTGCGGTCATAGCGCGGGATGCGAGGCAGTCGCTTCTCGTTGTCCTCGCTGCGGCCGCGTGTGACCTGCGCCAGCAATTTCTTGGCGGTGTCGCTGATCTCGCCGACCGGCTTCTCGCCCATCAGCCCCTGATCAATCCACCATTGCACTTGCTGCGTGACCGCGAGCACGTGCCGGGTGTTCGTCCTGATGGCGCCCTTTTCGTCGCGGTCTTCCAGCACCTGCAAGCCGCCGAGCGTTTCCGCGACGTTCGGATCGTAGATATAGAACTTCTGCAAGATGCGCGGCTTGCGGATCATGCCCCTGACTTCGCGGCGGCTCATACGGGTAACTGCCATGTGGCTTCTCCTGTTGTGAAGGTTACTTGTCGTCGTTCGGGATAGGGTCCTTGCCGAGAATCGGAGGCTGCGAGAAAATGATCTTGCCCTTCGAGACCACCACCCAGTCAGACCCCATGCGAATTTTAGCTCCGTCCTTGTGCGAGGCGACGCGACTGTCCTTGCCGACGCGCAACGTGTGCCCGCCGTCCTTGTGCATGCGCGCCTTCAGCTTAGCCTTGTCGCCGCCAACGTGCCCCTTCTTCTTTTGCTGTCCGCCACCACCGCCGCCAGCACCGCCCTGTTGCTGCTGACCGCCTTCCTTCTGCTCGTCCTCGTCCGGTTGCAGCCAGTGGTCGTAGCCGTCCTTGGTCTGCTTCGAGCGCATGTCCTCAAGCTGGTAGGATTCTTCATCCTGCCCGCTGCTGTCCGCATGCTCCGGTGTCTTGAAATCCTTGTTCGGCGCATACGGCATCAGCGTGCCCTGCGCGATGTCGCCGCCCGGCGCGAAGATCGAAAGGTTCTGGCCCTTCTTGTAGAATCGCTGCTCGCGCGCGCCGCCGCGCATGTTGCCGGTGTTGAGCCATGGCGACAGGACGTCTTGGCCGTTCTTGTCCTTGCCGAGGTTCATCCGCAGCTTGGTGCCCTTCACCTCGTGCACCGTGCCGACCTGCGTCTGTTGCGACATCTGTCGCCGTAGATCAGCGATCTGCGCGAGAACGCGCTGATAGTCGTCGGCCATGCGCGCGATCCTTCAGGTGGTGCGGCGCGCACCCGGGTGATGCGCGCCGCGTTTGGCTGTCGTTCGCGGGGGTTATTTCTTCGGCTGTGCCGTTGGCGGCAGGCCTTGGTCGGGGCGTGCTTGGCTCGGGGGCAAGCCCTGATCCGGCTGCGGCTGCGATCCCGGCAGGCTCTGATCAGGTGACGGCGGTTCACCCGGCACCGGCTTCTCCGGCACGCCGGGCGTGATGGCGACCCACTGGAAGCCCTTGTTCGGCACATAGGCCACAACCCAGATGCCAGCCTCCGGCGAATGACCGGGAGGCACCGGCTTGTCCGGATGATAGATCGGATGCGTCGGCAGGTTCACCGAGCTCGGCGGACGATTGCCGGGGTGGCCACCCTGACCGGGCAAACCCTGATCAGGACGCGCGCCGCTGCCCGGCAAACCCTGATCCGGACGCGGGCCACCAAGATGCCCCGGAAACCACGGGTGGCCTCCACCGCCCGGCAAACCCTGATCCGGATGGGGAAGACCGCCGACACCGAAGCCCGGATCGACAGCACCGCTGCCGCCGATCTCCTGCAAGACCAGACATAGAGCTAATTTCTGCATCGTGTTTCTCTCCGATTTTTACGTGGGCGCTGGGATTGCGCTCACCTTGTCTTTAACGCGAACCTGATCTTGTTGACGTTGTTCTTCACAACATCGTTTGCGATCTGGCGGAGCGTCATATCGACGTCGATGGGACGTTTGCCGCCCATTCGCTTGCTCGGGTCAGTACCGCTGACCGTAGTCATCGTCACCGGCAGCCGTTTACCCTTCGGCGTGTACGGCAATATGACGCAACGGCAGTGGGGATGCTTCGGAATGTGTTCTTTGGCGATGTCGAACGGCATCGGCCCGGCCGCCTGAAGCTCTTCGCAATCCGGGCAAACCAGATCGTCATCCTTGGTGACAACGATCACCATGTCCCTCGGCTCTCGCTTGCCGAAGTCCTCGCTCTCGCGCTTGCCCTCCAGCGCGCGAGCCTCGTCCTTGTTCATCAAGCCCTTCTTGACCGTGACCTCGTAGGCGAGGTCGCCCCTCTTCGCCCGCTTCACCCTGATCTGGCCGCGCACCTGTTCGAGCGTCAGGCCGGTTTGCCGCGACAGGTTAGTGGCGACCAGAGCTACGACCTGATCGCCGATGTCGTTGATGCTGGCGGTGACCAGTGCCTTGGAGGCTTTCTCGCCGTCCCCTTCCAGACGCTTGGTGAAGCTAACGAGTTCTTTGGTGTCGATGCCGAAATTAATCGCCATTCCCGTCGCCCTTGACGACGTCCGGACGCTCGGTGACCTTGCCCGTGACGACGTTGGTCTCTATCGACCATTCGTCGATCAGACCGACGCTCTCGTCGGGCTCCATGTCCATGTCGTCATGGGTGATCTTGCGCAGCACCGGGGCCTCGCCCTTGGCGTCCGTGAGATCATCA